CCAATATAATCAGTTTGATCTAAAGTTGTTTGATTGAAATATAGGGATCTATCTTGAATATATTTAAGAACTTTTGTTTCTACATCATAAGAAGAAACATATCCTGTTGCTCTTCCTCCGGAAACCGTTTGAATTATTTTTTCACCAATTGTAGGTGTACCACTTATTGTTGAAAATTTGAGTGAATATACTGAAGAAAATTGACTATCAGTAAATGTAGCAGTAGATCCAATTGAAGTCGGATTTTTTACAATTCCAACTTGAGCAAATTTGGTGTCAATTGGAAAATCTTTTGTTGAATCATCAAATCTTGCATAGAGAAGAACTTTGTCTGTTCCTAATTCTTTGTATATATCAAATCCATGACCCTTTGATGGTGGAATAATTGGAATTAGTTCGGCAAAAGATCCTGTTGCAGAAGCATTAATAGATCCCAAATCCACAATTCCATAACTGTAACCACTTCCACCAGATGAAACTGTTGTATCAACAACTTTCCCACTAACAACATCGATTAATACTTTTGCTCCTTGCCCATCCCCAAGAATATTTACTTCTTGTCCAAGACCATTTGAATAATTAGAACCACTACTATCAATATAAACCTTTTTTATTTGATTATTATTAATACTAGAGTCTCCATTTTCTCTAACTGCTTGTATTTGTGCGTTTGTTGAAATTGACCAATCATTAGGAACACTTACATATTCAGTAGAGTCGAATTTTACGATATCTCCGGGAGTAACAGTAAAAAGGTATTTCCAAATATATCCATCTCCACTTTCACCTGCCTTTGAAGGTTCTAAGTCTGTAAATGTTGGTTCATCCTGTGAAGCATTTCCTACTGAGTTTGAACCAGATGATCCATTACTAATGCAAATATAAACTTTATAATCGGAGTTCATTACATAATAATTAGAATCATACAGTCTAGATGATTGTGTAATAGGAGAAGGTGAAGTTACACTATAATCCTGCCTATACATTTCATATCGAGTACCTTTTGCCCAATCGATTCTTCTAACAATCCTTCTAATATTGGATGATGTTACTTTTTTTCCAAATAACATCGTGTCATAAACATGACTCTGATAATTAAAATTATCAATAGGTGTTGGTGTATTAGAATCCCATGTGGTAGATCTACCGAATCCAACTTGTGTGGGATTCGGTAGACTTAAAAAGATATAATAGGAATTTACAGGATTCTCAACAGATTCTACAAAATTATTTGCATTCAGTATTCTAAACTGATCTGTTACAATTGCCGACATATTAATACTTTTTTTTCTATTTATACTATCCTACAATCTTTCTTATTGCACCAGTATCTCTCAATCCATATCCCTTTCTTTGAATATTTGCAAATGTTGATAATCCAGAATCAACCGTCAATCCGGTAACTCCAATAGAAATTGGATTTGCAGATCTACTTAAATTATAAAATCTTCCCCAAGAGAATCGACCTAGTAAAGATCCACTAGTTGTTATTCCAGAAATATTAGTTGTTGAACTTATATTTGTAATAATCTCAGCATTAGATCCATCTGGAATTAAATTATGAATATAATAAATGTTATCTAAACAAGTTGTACCAATACCAACTATAGAAGATTCTCCACTATCAATAGAGGTTACTGTATTACCAACTAAGGTATCGAAAATATAAACCGGATATCCAGTTGCTAGACCTACGAGTGATGGAGTATTAATATAAAACTTTAACGCTAAAGGATTGCCGTATATTCCAGTGGTCGTAGTTATACCAGTAATAATTCCAGAGAAACCCTCAACACCAGTAATATTTGTAACTAATTCATAATTTAAATTTGGACTATCTACAATAACTTGAGGTGGATTATTTCGACTATATCCAAATCCGGAATTTGTAATAGTAATTGGATATGCAATTTGCCCGTTTACAATTGAAACTGATGCAGATGCTATTGTACCAATTCCAACTCCAATTTGCTGAGGGGAGGAAATTTTAACAGATAATGTTGTTCCAATATATCCAGATCCACTATTAGTAATTACAAGAGATTGTATTGTTCCTCCAACAGAAACTACAGCAGTCATACCTGCAGATACTGAATCTGTTCCTTGAACAATCAAAGCTTCAAAATTATTAATAGTAGTTGAATAATTATCTTCTTCATAATTAAAGAATTTTGCATTATCTACAAATATTTCATTTGATATATTTGAAATATTTTTAATTATTTTTGCAGTCGGGTATATTTGTGGTTCAATAGAATCTCTAGATTTATAAACATAGTCTCCATTAATTATACTATCCACTTTTTGCTTTGTCCAACTAAATGGTCTGTAATTAATTTCATCAATTCCTAATCCAGTATATACATTAGTTTCTAATTTATCTGATCCTGGTATATTATCAATTCTTCTTATATCTTGAGTGATAGTTTCTGCATACAAATCATTTTTAAATACCTGAACAAGATCTCCAATTTTTACAGATTCATTAACATTAATACTAGCACTATCTACGTCTCTAGTTCCTCTATAGAAGAAAATTGAAATTTCATCTTCAGTTATAGGTGCATTTGAGAATGTAAATGATGTACCACCTTCGAACTGATATGCTGATCCAGGTTCCTGAATTACTCCATTAATAAAAATGAGAAGAACTGAATTCAAATCAATATCTACAGAACTTGGATTTGATAAATCTTTTTCAAAACTCAATAATTGTCCATTGTAATATAATGGGAATCTAATTCTAGATCCATCTTGTAAATTTTTAATTGAATCGATATAATCCAGTTCACCAAACTGCCAGGATGAGAATGAATCAGTAAATGTATCAAGAACCGTCAATTCAAATTCACTTACTGGATTGGAAAGATTTCTATCTACTACTAGACCTACAGGTTTGAATACATCGCCAATCTGGAATCCATATCCTGGTCTAGAAATACTGAATGATGAAACTTCAAATAATGTAGAACCAATTCCAGTTGTTGAACTTGCACCAACATCTAAAGTTATTAATAAATTTGATCCAGTATCTGTAGTATTACCAATACCTCTTCTAGAAACTCCAATAACAGGAAGATTTTCATATGATGGTGATGAAATTTGGATAGTTGGATTTGTATATCCAGTACCTCCATATATAACATTGAAAGTAAGAGTCCCGCCAGCACCTACCGTTGCAGTAATGGTTGCTCCATATCCAATATGACCAATTTCAGTAACACCGATAGAAACAATTCCATTATAACCAGAACCAAGAATATCAGTTGTTCCTAAACCAACAGAAACAATAGATCCAGAACTCACTACAGAGGTCACAGAAGATCCTACAAGAGGTGCAAAACCCAATCCTGGTGTAGATCCTAAGGAAACAATAATTCCACCTCTTGGGAGTTGATTTTGATTAACATCAAAATCATTTTTAATGATGCTTCCATTGCTGGATGTAATACCAGTAAATACTACACTAGAAATACCAACAGATCCAAAAAATTCATAATTGTTTCCTGAATTATTTGTAGTAGTAGGTGTTTGGAAAATATCATTAATGAATAAAACTCCACTACCAGTTTGAATACCTGTAGTATTAATTCCTTGTACTTTTAATGTATATGTTTGTCCAATACCAGTAAACTGATCTGCTACATCATCGTATATTACATTAGTAGAATAATCATTTCTTAAATAAACTCTACCTGCAAAATTTGAAGTTGGGAAAGGAAGATTTGAAAAATCTCTCTTCACTCTACCACTACCTTTAGGTGGTGCTGTAAAATAAATTTTACTTCCCACAATATTAAATGAACCTCTATAAACTCTAACTTCTGCAGAATCAGTGTGAGTTGTTACTGAAGATCCAACAAATCCTCTTTCAACTTGAACAATTGGTACAGATCCTATTCCAGAAATTGGACCAATACTTGTTGTTCCTAATCCAACAGAAACTATATTCATATACTCATGATCAATTTTAATCAAATCCTTTGGTTTTAATGTAGAAATACCACTTAATGCAAAATAAGTTGTACCAACGCTGATTTGTCCACCATTATTTTCTAGTTTATGTGAAATAGGTGTAAATGTTATTGGTTTTTGTACTACACCATCAATAGAAATAATTGATTTTTCGAGTTTCTTACTCATCTCCAATTCATGAACATTTCCTTGACCAAAAGAAGTAAATGTAACATAAATGCCCGCTAAAGCATAATCTTTTCTAGTTGATAATTGGAATTGATCTGAATTTATACTAATTGCGTACACATCAGATGGTAAACGATTAGTAACAATTCCTGAAGAATTTAATGTTGCTCCAATTCCAACACTAGTCTCACCTACACCAATAAAAGATGATTTTGGTGTATATACTAATTGTTCTGCATTACTGAAGAAATGATCTTTAATAGTAAATATTCCAGTTGATGTATCCAAAACTGAAGTATCTGATGGATTAAAGATTTTTTTATAGATTGGAATTCCACCATAGTTTAAATCAAAATCGAGTTTATTTGATCTATCCCCATTAATACTATCAAAAGCTGAAAGGATAATTTCTTCAGTTGCTGTCCCAAAATTCAAGATTTCTGGTTCATTATTATAATCATTTTCGGTATATAATACTTCATTATAACTTTGAATTTGTAAATTCGCAGAAATTGAAGAATCTGGGTAGAATCTCAGTATTGCATTAGATCCTACTATTTCTCCTCCAAAAGTTCCAATTCCAGATGTACTCCCGATAGAAAGAAATGGATATTGTAAAGTATATACATCAAATTTATCTTGAATCATCATCACTTGATGTAATGCACTAGTTTGCCCATAAGAGACATAAACAAGTGACTTGACACTTGTTGAATTATCAGTATTAATACCAATAATATCAGATACTGTAGATGAAATATTGTAATTGGATGTTAAATAAGCACTTCTTTCAGAACCATCTGGTTGATTTATAGATGTAAATCTATAAGTACCAATTCCAATTGAAGTTGTCCCAAATCCAACTATTTTAGATCTAACAAGAATTGAATTTATATCATTATTTGCATATTCTAAGGATAGTTTTGATCCATTAATAACTGGATTAAATGAACCAATAAATTGAGTGGTGATACCAGAACTACTATCAAAATAATACTCTGCAAGGTAAGTATCATTTCCATCATGATCTAAGAATAATTCGACATAATTCATCCTATTTGTAACAGTGTTCAGAATTTGTATATTTACGAATAATGATTCTACTGTATCCTTTTCGATTGAAATAATAGTTGCTGTAGATCCAACACCAACAACACTATTTGATCCGGTTAAGTTAACAAATCCTACCGATTGAGTATTAATACCTGAAATATTTGAATTAAAGTTACTTTGAAGAACTTTAATATCATAATCAGTATCGAATATGTCATTAGGTAAAAATCTTAAAGATTTTGAATCAAAAGTATCGATACTTCCAATCAAATCCCCTAATTCAATTTCTGTATTTGTTAGTGTTCCCTTTTCTAAAGTAAAGACATCATCATCATTAGAAAGAACTACCAATTCAGTTAACTGACGGGAAGAACTATTAGGATCAATTATCTGAACAAGATATTTGTAATAAGAATCTTCAAGAGTAGAAATATCCACATATGGATCTTTTGAACTTTCTTTATTGGAAAATCTATTACTTACGTCATCAACAATTAAAACTCTGTTACTAATACAACTAATATAATCTGTCAGTTTTTTATTTTTTAATTTAAGATATTTTGATTTATTTTCATAAGTATCGATATCGATGGTTAAATCGAAATTATTAATAGTATCAACTCTCTTTTCTTCAACTACATCTAGAACAATTAAATCATTTGTAGTTTGTGTATATGAAGCAATACCGGATCTAGATTCAATTTGAACATCTGCAAAATTCTTTAAACCTGCAGTATGCAATAAACGATTTACTGGATCTACTAAATCATTAAATTGAATTGAACTTTTTACAGAATATGAAAGATTTTGATAATAATCATTATCACTTGTTACCTGATAACTTTCATTAATTTTTCCACTATCAGTTAACCAACCATAATCCTGTCTAATTGAATAATCTACTTGAAATTTTCCAGTATTTGGAACAATATCTGCTATAGTTGCTAATACTCCAGAATTTTTCCCTTTAATAACCTCATTTTTAGATAATGTATAGAATCCATCAACTTTAATATATTCTTGTCTAGATTCTTTTATGGTCAAATCTCTTTCAAAAAATCCAGTTCCTGTATTCGAAAGTAATTTTTCGCCAATTATAAAAGTAGAAAAACTTTGAACAACTTCAAATATGGGATAATTTTTCTTATTGATAATTGATGCAAATGCAGTTTGATTAGTTTTTGCAAATCCTGGATTAGTAGTTAATCCTGCAATATTAAATTCAAGTCTTGCAGGATTGGTATTTTGATATGAAGTAACTGTAAAGAACTGGTAATTATAATCTGAAGAATTAAATCCAGTACCGTTTGTTCCTTCTTTTTGAATTCCTTCGACGAATATTTCATCACCAACTTCAAAAACACTGGTTGAAAATCCAGCAATTGGAGTTGAAAGAATACATGTAACAATACCAGATACTGAAGAAGTTACGGAATTAACTCCAACTCCATTACTATTATCAATAGCAATAATTTTATGATTTATTGAACTCAATCCATAAGATTTTACGTTAATAACAACTTCCGAAATTGAATTTGAATATACTTTGCAGGTAAGTGATTCAGAATCAACTACTTGTAAAGTATCTGGATTGAATATAAGTAAATTTGGTGCGGATGAATAATTTTTACCACCATCCAATACATTTACATTATCAATAGTGCTTGAATTTATTATTGATAATATTGGAGAAATATATGCTTCTGGTCTGAGAGTTTTATCGGAAGAATATTCAAATCCCTGATCCAAAACTCTAACTTTATTAATTCTACCAATACTAGTAGAAATTGATAATATATTGGCGTTAAATCCATTTTCGGAAGAAATATCTACAAACTTTGGAATTTTTTTGTAGGCATATCCTCCAAATAAGATTTGTAAATTATTAACTCCACCAATTGCAGTTTCTGATGTGGTAGAGTATTTCAATAAATCACATTGTGATTGATTATATGATAATTGTTCTGGAATTTTATATAAGGAAATATTAAAAGTCGTTGCAGCAACACCTGAAATTACGTGAGATCCACTATAAACACTATCGATAAAGAAAATTTCTGAATAATTTCTTACTTCAGTATCTGGATTAGTAATAACTCCATTTTTTTCGAAAGAGTAATAAAGATTAGTTGGGAATCCATCGGAGTATCTGAGTGAATACGTCGATACAGTTCCTACACCAACTGTTCCAACTCCAGATATATTAAATTGAGAATCTAATCCTGTAGAAATAAATTCATTATCAAAATTCTGATCATAATAGAATTTCAATTTATAATTAATTAAAGATGGATCCGAAAGATCAAATTTTAAAGTCGAATTTTTAACTACGTCAAGTTTTGGATTAATAAGACTAATAATATGACTAGTTCCTCCCACACCAATAATATCAACAACTTTTGGAATAGATTGATTCAAGTCCTTGAAAGTTTCTGTCAGTTGAATCTTATTATCATCAATTTTATATACAAAGTATCCACCAGTTGTTAATCCAGATGCAATTAAATCTGTAGAATTGTATTGAACTTTATCACCAGTCTCAAAATGGTGAGAATTGATAGTTATTGTATCAGTAGTAGTATTAATATTTGAAGAATTAAATCCTACTGGATTAATCAATAATCTTTGTGAATTTTGGTCATATTTTACTCTTACTGATGTTGAAGAACCTACTCCAACAGAAATATTTGGTTTTACTTCCAGTTTCACAATATCCCCATTTTGCATATTATGGGAAGTTGAAACAGAAACTGTTGTTTTTATTTTCTCTACAGTCCCAATAACTTGATCATAATTACTACCCAAAGAATACTCATAATTATTTGAACCATTACTGAAGAAAAATAGACCTCCAGTGTTAGTAGTTAATCCTACGGAAGTTGTTAATCCGATAAAATCTTTTGATTTATTAATTACATAGACAGTTTCACTATTAGTTACAAACGGTAAATTAAAACTAGAACCTCCTGAGGTATTAGATACTACTAATGCAGAAGTTCCTGATTTTTTATTAAAAGTTACTTGCTGACCAGTTTTGAATGGATGATTCGGTAAGTAAATATTTTGAGTTGTAACTGAAATTTGTTGAGTATATTCCCCAACAGTATAAGTTAAATTGATTCCAATTCCTGCAGTTGTCCCAACTCCAACAGATTGATTTGGATTAAAATAAACAAGATCATTAAGAGTTGAATCGAAATAACTTGTTTTAATTGGAATGGTAAATTTATTTGGTAAAATATTGACTATAGTAGTTGAGGTATGAGCAGCACCAATATCAGATCTACGAACTCTGAGAATTGAATTACTATCAAAAATATTCAATACTGACAAGATTTCACTTTCTATAGTTATTGAACTCCCAACAGATACTGATGGTGGAATATTTGAAACAAAAATATCTTCAACCTTTCCTGGAACTACATTCGAAAGTACATCTTTGAATAAAACAATTCTTTCTGAAGTCAATCCTACTTTATGATTTCCAAATAATTTGGAAATAGAAGTTGTTAATCCAGAAATTACAATATTATCTCCATCAAGTAATTCGTGATAAGGTTGATAAGAAACTAATACAGTATTTTGATCTTTCCAAGTTAAAATCGAATTGTTGTAAACATCTATTTGACTTTCGATTTTATTAATCTGTTTTCCTAAAATACTTGAAACTACTGCACTTAATCCACCGCCATTAGTTCCATCATTATCAAACACTGCAACATCACCAATTTTGTAATCATCTCCAGATTCCAAAATTGTAAATGATTCTACTGATCCTTTCGAGACTGATTCAATCAAAGATACTTGATTTACGATTTCATTAGACTCAATTAAGAAATCATTATCAGCATAAGGATCATTTACTTTATATGGGAAAGTATTTCTAGATAAAGATGAATTATTAAAATCAAATGTTTGATTTAATGTGAAATTTTCTTCAATAAGAGGTGATCTGTATGAATCACCAATAAAATATGGATAATTTGCTACTAGAGTATTTGTACTAATATCTGTAGAGACTCCGACAAAATAAGCATATATCCCATTTGGAAATTCTGGAGTTTTACAAAATCTACCATTGTGAATATCTAAATCTCCAGAAGCATCAAAACTATAATCTTCAATAAAGAATCCAGGACCAAATGGAGAAGGGCGATTTATAATATTTGAAGTATTTAAAGTATATCCAGTGCTTAAAACTTTTAATGAAGAAGTTATATCTTCTGGATTGGAATATCCATATGGACCATAAATTGGATTTCCATCATATGCCCATCCAATAATTGGTGAGTGTAATAACCCAGAGTCACCAAAATTAGAATTTCCAATATTAACTGGATATCCAACAAATGCATACTCCAAATTATTTAAAGTATCTTCTAAAATTTCATCACCAAATTTAGATTGCTTATTGACTGTTAAGGATCTTATTGAACTTACTATAAGAGCATTTTTTCCTGCTGGTTCAATTTTTATTTTAGTATTTTCAGCATTATAATTTGTACCACCATTAATGACTATTACTTTGGTGATTTTCTCATTTTCTATGATTGGTCTTAAAATTGCTCCAGTACCAGTTCCACTAACAATTAATTCTGGAGTTGAACTATATTCCAATCCACCAGTTAAAATATCAACCTGACTAATAACTCCATTTTTAATTATTGCACTTAATTGAGCATTTTTTCCAGTTTTAAATGAAATTGTCGGAGTTTTTTGTAAATTTAAAATGTCCGATCCATAATTTGTTCCAGGTTCATAAAGATATGCATCTACAATTTCTCCAGTAACCACAGGAATTGCGGTAATTATTCCTACAATTGTGCTCCCAAAAGATACATTAACAGTTAAATTGATATTTGGATATTTGAATATATGATATCCCGAACCTACAGAATAGAATTTTATATAATTTTCTCTTTCATAGTTTGAAGTAATTGACGCACCAATTCCAACATCACATAATTTGAATGTATCATTATCAATTTTAAGAACATAATATTGATTACTAGTAGATAATCCAGAAATTGCAGTTCCTGTTGTAGAGTAATCTACCAAATCTCCACTTTTAAAATTATGATTATTGAATATTATTGTATTGAATGCTGTCGATACTCCTGCAGTTGAAATATATAAATTTCTATTTTCATATCCACTACCAGGATTTAAAACTTTTATAGATCTTAAGGTATTCTTCTCTATAGTTCTAAACTTATGAATTCCATTATTATTTTCTGTTGTTATTCCAATAGTGTTAACACCAACAGTATAATCATTAAATGTTGGATATAATTTAACTGTACTTGGATTAACGACTTTTGGATAATAAATTGATCCACTTACTAACGTTTTATTCTGTACTTCATTATTAATTAAATCTGGTGGTCCAAAAGTTCCAATTCCTAAAGGTTCATTACCATTTTGACTGTAGATAATTGGTTGTCCATTTATAAAATTATGAATACTTCTAAATGTAATTGTTTCATCGGTAATATCTAATCCACCACCATTAATTAGTGTCCTAGCATCAAATTCAACTTCTCTAAATCTTCTTGATACAATTGGATTTAAAATTGCACCAGTTCCATTTCCTCCAGAAATAGTAGCAGAAACAACAGTATCTAAATCAAAATCTTGCGGATCTACTAGAACATTTTTTACAGATCCTCTGACAGCAACATTGACTTTCGCAGTAGTTCCTCCTGATGGTGGATTGGATACAACAACTCTTGGGGGATTAATTACATCATAACCTTGTCCACTATTGACTACTTTGATAGAATCTAATGGTCCATAATAGATCTTATCATCAGATTTTGGACTAACTATTTCTACTCCATTTATTAGCAATCCAATAGGTCCAGGTTGGGTTTCTTCTCCAAACCCATCTTCAAAGTTATGATTTAATGGAAATTTTCGAAGATTTTTTTGTGGACTAATAACTTTAGTTTTATGCTCTTCTAAAATAAATTTATGATAACCTAAAGTCTGTAAGGAATCAAATTGAATATAATCTAAACCTCCCACAAAAGATCTTGATGTATAAAGTCTTATTTGATTAGGAGGAGTTAATACTTGAATATAATAAGTCTCTCCAGAAACTAAACCAGGCATTGGTTCAAATTCCGATTCATAAACTACAGCGTCACCAGTTATAAATGGTACATTTGTAGAGAATGAAATAATAGAATATTTTTGAGTATTTGCATCAAAATCTTGTAGTCTTGGAGGACTTGCTTGAGATATTGAGGCATCATTAAGATTTTTTGTTATATTATAATTCGGTAATGAATTTGATGCAACATATCCAAAATGCTCATCATTATATAAATTTTGAATATCAGAAATTAATTTAGCATTCCCAAATTCTAAACTTGCTCCAGAACTAGATGCTTTTTTAATTTTTCTTCTAATATCATAATCTAAAGATACTGATGGAGAAAAGGGTCCAATATTATTTAAAGTAATCTGATTATTTGAATTATTGATATTAACGACTAGTGCATTAGATACAACTACATTTTGTGTTCCTCTGACTAAAATATCTACATTATCATCAATTTTTAAACTTGATTTATCTATCTTACTCAATAATGTAAATGTAGATCCGGAAATTTGTCCAATTTGATATCTTGAACTAGTATTGTAAATCCAAGAATTTGCAAATATCTCTTTATATGTTTTATTAGTTTCTGGATTATTAATTACTTCACCGAGATTTTTAACAGTGATAGTTTCTTTTTCTTCAGCAAGATAAATGTCCGAAGTTGGAATGAATTCCGATAAAACTCCAGTAATTCTGAGTTCAACTTTTTTGGTAGTATCTCCATCTTCATACCCATAAACTATATCGTTAGATCTAATATTATCTGTGGGGTTTATAGTTGCAGTAATATTAGAACAACCTAAAAATTGATTAATAGTTTTATCAGAATATGTAATTGAATTTGATCCAGATATAAGTGTTCCTAATTCTGAAAATCCTATAGTCGAATCTACAGAAATAATAGATGATCCAATAGAAACAGTTTCGAGTGATTTTGTATTACCAGTAATAAAGAATTCACCTTCAGTTAATTCATCATCATTATAACCAACAAAAGCACTTAACTTATAATAAGTTTTTCCACTTCTAGTGAGAATTTCAATTTCTGATACTGCTGCTTGAGTTTTTGGATTTTCTAATCTTCGAATAGTTTGTCCAAGTAATTTTAATGGATCTCCAGAAATTCTTTCTACAATAGATACTTCCCTTCTTCTGAATTGAGCATCTGATGGTTTAAGTAGTAGAGTTTCGAGATCAATAACTTTTGGAGATTCTCCATATAGAATATTGAAAAGAATTCTAAAAGATTCCTCAGTTCCTTTTGATTGGTAGAAACTTCTTGCTTCCTTTATAAAATTACTAACATCTAGATTAGGAACAAATGCTACATTTTCTAATCCTGGAGTTAAAGTAAATTTAATTTTTTTATAAAATTCTTGTAAAAACAAAGAACTTAAATTAATTACTCTAGAATTATCTAAATGAGATGCACTAGATGAAATTGAAAATTCTAATTCTTCTGGAGAATTTTCTTTATGATATGTTGTAATTCCACTAAATCCTCTAACACAACCAGTAAATGTAGTTGAAGTAGATCCAGTATAAGTGATAATTTCATTATCAATTTTTAATAGTCCATACTGATTAGGAAATCCTTTTGTAGAATCTACAGAAATGATATCCGAATTATCAGTAATACTGTTAGTAAGAAAAGTATCTCCCTGTACAACTTCTGGTGTTAAATTATCTAATTTTAAATATTGATCTAAATTATCTGCAAGATCAACAGGTCCTCCCTGATATTCTTGAGAAATATAATATTGCTTTAAGAATTCGGAAGCTTTTGGTGATTCTGAAAGTAAAAATTCAGGAATCTGATTATCAATTATCTGTTGAATTTTAACTCTACTATTAAATCCAGTTTCAATCATATTTTATTTCCTCTCCAGATCTCCATTTGAATAACTTGATGTATAGTAGTCTCTTGCAAATGTAACTCCAGAGATATCTTCTCCTGAAGCAATCACGTCTCTTAACATATTTATCTTACTGTTCGAAAGATCAAAATTTAAATACAAATCCTTCAATCCAACTACATCGTTAGATTCTGGAAATGCTTGAATTTCAATAATATTATCAGATTTTATTGTGGATGTAATATTAATTGTGGTGAGAATAATTTCACCTTTAGTATAATCAACAGTTCCTGCTGATTTTACAATAACGCGATAACTTCCATCTGCTTGTTTTTTAACTATTGATACGACACCCTTACCACTTCCATCTAAATTTCCATTTAAATCTTTATTTGGAACATCAGTCAAATATACTGGATCTGTAGTTGATGATAGAAAAAATCCAGAACTTTTTATATTATATCCATTTGAATTAATATGAAATTTATTACCAAAGCATAGTTCATATTGAGCAAATTGATTTAGAAGTGCCTTTAAATTCCTTCTAATTTTAATTTTGGTAATGTTTGATGTAATCGCAGTATCAACTTTATCAATAACTTGTAATATTTTACTGTATTTAAATCTTCCACCAAATTTATTCAGATCAACTGATGAAGCATAATCTGATAGTGATGTTGTAATAGTTGTCTTTAAATTATCTACATTTGTAATTTGTGCAGAATTATAATAGATTGAAGAATCTATTTCTACATAAAGAACTTTAAGATCTATAATTTCTTGCTTAATTCCACTTAAAGAATAATTTTTCAATTTCAATAAGATATTTTGCTTATCGAAGTCGGAAACAAAATCTCCATTTTTCGGTTTTATACTAACTAAAACTTTTCCAAATTGTGGTGGATCAAGTTCTTCTCCACCAACAACTGATACTGATTCGGTATTTGGATATATTTGTTGAATAATTGCCTCATAATCTCTCGAAGTAACTGCTCTATATTGTGCAGAATAAAGACGAGGAGCAAAATATTTTACTGAAGAAATAGATTCAATTTCTCCACCATTATTTGCTGAAGAAACTGTATTAACAGTAATTGAACCTGATGGTATAGAAATATTATTGTTAGAATCTTTAAAAGTTCCCTGAAATGAGAATCTTGATGCACCATTACCTTCTTTTCCATCAGTAATGATGTAAGTAACAGTTATAATAGTTCCATTTTCTAATTTTCTACCAAAAATTCCATCACCAAAAAGAAGTTCGTACTTTTCATCTTGAACTTCTTGAATTAAATAAGTTTCTGATGTGGAATTGACATTTAAAATATTATCAATTTGCTCATATTGTCTACCTAATCCACTATCATTAATACCTTTAACATAAGAAACTATTGTGGATGAATCAATAAATGAATTTTCAAGAATAAATCTTTGATCTAATGATCCATCGACAACAAATTGCTTGGTTAGAAAAGTTCCTTGATAAACTTCAATTGGAAATTCTGTAGATCCAAAGGTTGCAAAACCTCCAGATACAGTTGTTGTAACATTTTCAGGAATTGAGAATGTATATGAAGTATTATCTGATGCTCCTACACACACTAGACCCGCTTGTAGCGTAAGTGTTTGACTAGTTGTAGTCGTTGGTACTTGAAAGGATATACTTGCTCTTGCAGCGGTTCTTGAGCGGGGTACGTAACCAATATTTCTTGCTAAGGAAACAACATTCTCTCTTAATGTTGCCGAATCCAAAAAGGATTCATTAACAATCATATTGGAATTGAATGCTGTAATATAAGTGTTATATGCTAAAGTATCGATTAATACAGAAAAATTGGACCCTTCGAAGTCAAAATCCGTAAAATTGGAATTTGCACGAAGATAATCCTTAATGGATGTCTTTATCTGATCAAAATCTAAATTAGTAAACTTAGTGAAAGGCATTTTATCTTGTTGCCTCTAGTATGAATGAGAATTCTTGTGTCGGAAACTCTTGTCCAACGATATCAAATATAATATTTACATTAAATGTGTTAATATCCGGTTGAGGATCAACTTCAACTCTCACATTATTAATTCTTGGTTCAAAATTTGAAAGAGTTGATAAAATTTGATCCTCAATTACAGATGCCGTACCATAATCAACAAATTCAAAAAGACTTGATCTCACATCAGAACCAAGAAGAGAGTTAAAAAATCTTTCAGTTGGAATAGTCTCAACTAGATTTCTTACTGATCTACGAATTGCACTCTCATTTTTGAGAATTGGGAGATCCTTGGTCACTGGATGTGGATCGAAAGATAAACTAATATCCTTAAATGATCTTGATATCCTTGTGATTGACATTAAACAAAAGTTATCTTGATTTATTTATACCCTATTACCAAGAAGATCCATAAGATGGTTCAGTTCCATATGACCAATCATCATAATCATCATCATTACGAATTTTTTCATGTAATTCTGATTGCTTAGATAGATTATGTTTCGGTGCATTATCCATCATTACTTCCTGAATAACTCTTTTTTGTGGTGATAATTCATAATCAGTGATTAATTTTGTAGTTCCCCACATTTCTCTCATATAATTTGAATCTCTATCTGTTGATGAATTTGACATTTTTAACTCCTGTTTTAATGAATAAAACAGAACTTTTATTAACGTGCGGTTTCTATCGCACATTTATATTTAACGATCTACTTCACGCAACGAATAAGAGTCTGAGTTAAGGTATTTTAAAATTTCGAGTGCTATTAAACGTGGATTTCCTTCACCGCATGTATATACATCTACTGCTAAACAACCGTTTTCTGGCCAAGTATGGCAAGAAACATGACTTTCTGCAAGAGCAATCACGACTGTACATCCCTGTGGAATAAAATCGTGCGAAAATGTGTTTAAAATGGTCATTTTGGCACGATTGATACCTCTGATCATTGCATTTCGAAGCGATTCCACATCATTAATCGCTTCAAAATCAACATTGTACACCTCTAGAAGCAGATGTTTGCCCATCGAATGCTGTTTCAACTCAATTTTATGCAGAGAACTTATTTATTTTCTCTTTCCTTCACAGTTTCCCAGAAATAATCGTCTGTATCACCAAGCCTATCCCATCTGATACCGTTTTCAACTTGGAAAATATGAGTCGAAACCTTAAAATCGGGTGTTTTTGGAGTTTCTGGAGTGATTGAAAGGTCAAATACTCTCATTCGGTTGTTTGGGTATAGACAGAACTGACCATTTTCAAGCATAATACAGTTATGTGACTTATGTTCATCAGGAAATTCACTGACGTTCGTATCAATTACATCTGGATCGACGTGATAGTTGTCTAATGTGAACAGATATTTGCCCTTCAGGAATTCATAGTTACGAGTATGGACTTCAAAGTCCATGGTAGAGATATGTTGCTTTACAATTGCCCGCACACCATAGTCCATACAGTTCCAAAACTGTAAGTTTGGTAAGTCCATATCAACTTCTGGTGTTTCTGGAGACGAGACAAAAGCCGATATCGGTAATTTATCGAACATTGCCGCATACTCAGGTAAGTACGTCTCAAAATAAAAAGCACGTCCAGGTATGGACTTTGCCGATACCCAAACGCCTTCTACAAACTCACCATGTCCATCCTTAAGGTCGCGTAAATATTCTTTACGAACCCAAACTTTTGTCGTAGGTAAATTGGTAATTAAACAACTCATCCTTTACCTTGACCTCTATACTTTTTACGAGCCTTATTACGAGATGTAGAGGCATACTTTGTATTTGCTCCACATCCTTGTCGAGTACTCTTTGGATGAGACTCAATAATTTCTTTACCATTCAAAGATTTTTTAATAGCCATTAGTTTTCTCCTATAATTTCAGTTTCGATTTCATTTGGATTTGGAGAACCAGTCCGATAGAATTCTACCGACAGATCCTCCATAGTATTGAAGTATTCTTCTTCTGTAAGATTTGAATAAATTTTCTTTCCCTTACAAAGAATGTTAAATGACTCTTGTCTTTTCATGTCCAACACGAATTCGAGGATCGCACCAAATTTCAAATCCTGCCTCTTTTGCATCAAGACAGAATGATACGTCTTCACCACACATATCCTGAACTTCTCCAGATTCAAATACTTGCATCTTAGGAGCAAACCATGGATACTTCATTTCAGAATGTTCAAATACTCCATTCTTAATCAAGAGCCAACCAAATCCAGTATAGTCAACAGTAAATGGTTTCTTACGCTTTTGCATTGTTTCAATGGTTTCATGATTCATAACTCCACCATTATTGCGGAAATCATCCTCCTCTAACCAATGAGCAACTGAAGTAGTCATACCATCTTCAGTACAATACCAACCAGCAGCAAGATCCTTATCCATCAGAACGAGTTGCCAAAACTTTTCACTGTTGAATACAATGTCGCTATCAATCCAAAGTTGCCAATCATAATTCAGTTTTCCGTCCCAAGGTTTTTGATCCGGACCACGAAGAACATTTGCTCCTAAGCACTTGCATCGTGCGAAGTTAACCATTGAACTGTAGTCTTGTGAAATTTGAATACTTGCACCTGCCTGTACAAGATCAAAACATAACTGAACAAAATTCTTTAAGTAGGTATAAGAAACACCTCTTCCAGGAAGACAGAATACAACGGATTTTCCGCGTACCATTTCCTTTGCTAAATCATAATCCCATTCTGCTTCTTTCGCAATTACGGGACTTTTTGCTTTTACAGTAAATCCTTTAGTCATAAGATAAGTCGTTTACGTCAGTATTATAATGTACTATCTATGTATTGTCAATAGAGATCGTTTCTATTTCCTCAAAATCTAAATCATTCGCACAGTAATCAGTTTTCATAATTCCTACAAGATTGTTTAATGTATTCCAAGTATGTCGAAATTCATCTTCATTAATCGAATGAAATATGCACTTATTCTTGACGTATATGTGATAGATTTTTTCAGACATCCGTATTTTCACAAAGTATTACTTCATTACCTTCTATGGTTAATTTAATATCTGTGTCTTCATACCAGGAGAGTTCATTCGCAATATCTTCTGGAATAATAAGATAGTAATTTCCTGTAACTGGATCAACTTGTATAGACTGAAAATTTTCTCCGAAATTTTTTTTCATTCGAGGTAATATAATATCTTATTTTGTTTTATATAGTAAACACACGACTTTAGAGACTTTTGAAATTTTGTCCGGGATTTTTTTATCCTTATGAATATATCGAAGGCGATCTGGGTCGTTTATAGCTTAGCATTATGGGTCCCCTATAACAACGCGCCCCGGCGGGCGGCGGCACGGCGGCGCCGCACCACTGCCGATCACGAACGAATGGGCATCAGACTGCCCCGCTGATACGATCGCGGGCAGCGGCACGGCGGTCGGC